GGCGGGGTCGCGGCACTCACGCGCTTCGGCTCGGCCGAGGGCGCTGCTACTCCGGCACCCACGAGATCCGGCAGCTCGTTGTCACCGGGCTCGTCCATCGCCGGCCCGCCGCCCGTGAGCGCTGCCACGAGTTCCTGCACGGTCGCCTCGAGCCGGGCGATTCGGTCGTCCGGGGTAGGAGCCGCCGGGATCGGGGCCCCGGCCGCGGCACCATCCTTGGCACCATCGGCCGGGGCAGTCGGCGCCGACTTGGCAGGCTCCATGATCGGATTCCCGGAGCCCTGTGGCGGAGCCGCGGGGGCGGGCTCCGCCACGGCTGCCGGGGCAGCTGGGGCAGGGGCCGGTAGGGTGACGCCAGCGAGGCCCGCCAGCGCGTGGATCATCTGGCCTTGCTGCTCGATCAGGAGCCGCAGGTCCTCCCGTGACTTCACTTGCTCAGACATGAGTCCCTCCACGCGGGACTCCACGCCCCGCAGATACTCGACCAGCTTGCGCCCGGGGCGCGGCTCACGGATTCCCAAGAAGCGCTTGAAGAGCGTGCGCCAGCGGTTCTCACCCTGGAACTTGACGGCCGGCGGACCCTGAGGCTCTACCTTGAGCGACTTCCCCAGCCCCAAGCTCATCGCCGCCGCATTGATCAAGCCCTCGGGTTCAGTCCCGTCGGGCACAAGGATCTTCGTTTCGTCGTTCGGGTCGCCGAACTCGCCTCGCACCATCTGGCAGGCCGAGACCGCGGCGTCTTCGGGGAGCCCCATGTCGGTCGCTTGCGTCAAGCAATCGGCGAGGCTCCATTCGGTAGGGGTCGAGGGCACCTCGATTGCCGCCGGCTCGTCCTCGAGCGGCACATCGGCTGCCATCTCCTCGGGCACCGGCGGTGCGACGTCCTTGCCTTCGGGCTCGATCCCGTCGGGGCACTTCCGTCCGCGCGTGATCATCTTTTCCTCCTGCAATGTGAGTTCGCCCCGTGTGATCGCGTCCTCGACCTCGGCCAGCATCTTCAAATCGGCGACCGAGGCGTCGTGCCCCGCCATGTCGGCCCGGAGGACATCCGTGAAATTGCCGAGCGCATCGGGCTCATTCGTCTCGCAGACGGTGGGCGTGGGCTGCTCGCCCGTTGCCAGACAGGCCGTGTAGTTGGCGCCGGGGGCAAGCGTCGGGGAGATCCCCGCCTTGGAGCCGGGCCCAGCCTTGAAGAAGCGCCAGCGCCGGCCCGTGGCCGGGCGATCGACGCCTGCCACTTCCGTCACCTCGCCCGCGATGATCTCGCCCACGTAGTCGAGTTCCTTGGCACCCGTGATCAGCTCGCGTAGTGACTTCATCCGATCCCCATCTCGGCGGCCGACGGGACCAGGTGGAGCGGCACGACGCCCCATTGGCCCTCGATTGAGTAGCCCGTGAGCCTGCCCGACTTGACTTGCTCCCAGGCTTCCGGGTGCCACTTGACCCCCATGACCCAGGCGCCGCGGGGGAAGTCGGGGTCCCCCGAGCGCGCGATAAAGGATTCAACGGGCTCGCCGGCCGGGCGGCCGTCCGTCATCTTGAGCCCCGTGATGTGCATCAAGTTCATGCCGCCCTTCCGGGCGATGAACTCGTGCGCCATCTTCCGGACCTCTTCCTCGGTTGCGTACTGGCCCTGGAGATCCACCTCCCAGGGCGCGTACACGACGTCGTAGGTGATCCGCTCCTGCGCCTTCTCGGGCGATGTTACGAACTTGCAGCCCGTGACGTCCAACCGCGCGGCCGGCTCGGCGGGGGCAGCCAGCGCCTTGACGACCGACTGGCGGATTAAGGCACCGGGGGAGACGTCCGACTGAGCGACCGTGCGGATGATGTCCATATTCCACTGGACCCAGCCCGCAGCGCCGGAGCCGCCCGGGGTCGAGTCCACCATCCGCTTCGGCACCCGGACATCGATGATCTGCTTGTGGTTATTAGGGCGGCCGATCCCGACGCGAACGACAGCGCCGCCGGAATCCGGGATCACCCGGCTATCGATCCGGTCGTAGAGGTTCTCGGCACCGCGGGACCGCGAGACCGGCACGATCCAGAACCCGCCTTCGGAGAAGACGGGGCCACCCCATGGGATGCCTTTCGCGTGTGTCGGGGCAGAAACGAAACGGCCGTGGCCCGAGACCGGGGGCCGCATCCCGGCTGCTTGCGGCAACGTAGCGGCCTTCGCCGTGCTTGGAGCCGACGCAAAGCCGTACGCCTGGGCCACGGCTCGCCATGCGACCCCGGAGGCATAGCGCTCGCTCGCGGGATCGTCGGCCTTGCCGAACATCTGGAAAGTCGTGTCGTGCATCCGGTCGTAGACCTCGCGCCCGTAGGCGGGGAGGTTCGCCGGGTTTTGGGTCGCGTAGGCACCGGCGGCCGCCGCCTTCTCTCGGTCGGGATCCGTGTCGGTGGGCTCCACTCGGTCCTCCTTCGTTCCTGGGGCGGACTTCCCGGCGGCTGCTTCCTCGGCCAACCGCTCGTTCACCCGCCCAAGCTCGCCGGCCAAGGTCTGTAGCCCGCGCGCATCGGCCGTCCGCGCCCGGCTGGAGATGGCACTCAAGGTCCGGGTCGCCGGGTGCTCACGGCCGAGCGTCGAGCGCGCCCGTGACGTCGCCCGATCCACGAGCCCTGCCAAGCGCTGCCGGCCGGCGGCCGCTTCCTGCGGGTTCTTGGTACCGGCGACTGCGAGCGCCACCCCACGCGCGTCGAGCGCATCGTTCGCTGCCCCGCCAGCGCCATCCGAGGAGAACCGGCCGTGATCGTCGCGCACGTACTCGCGCTTGCCGTCCTGCGGGTAATCGGGAGCGCCTGGGGCAGCGACAGCGTCGCGGGCGGGATCGGTTGCCGGCTCGCCAATCGGGGGCCCGGTCGGGACGATCTGGCCACCGGGGAGCGTGACCTCGTGAAAGTGCTGATCCTCGGCTTTCGTCCCTTGCACTCGTCCCCCGAAAAAGATAGAAGCCCCGCCCGGGCTTGCGCTCGGACAGGGCTTCTTGAGCCTCGCGACTGGAGATATACGTGGGGACTTGTTACGGCAACGCTAGTTGCGTGTCAAGGTTTATTTTCGGCTGGAGACTGTGCTATAATTCGGCCCATGGGATCTTGTGCCTGCGATCACGATGGCAGTCGGCTACTCAGTACCTGCGGTATGCATGCAAGGCAGGTGCGCGAAGCCGTGGAGGCCGAGAGACTGGTGGTGGCGCGGAGAGTGCGTGACTTTATCGCGGCCGACGGCGGAGCGGTCGATCATGGTCGAGCATTGAGTGACGCCGCGCTCCTTCGCATCAGCAGAGGCGAGCATTCCTATGCTGGCGAGGAGCAGGCGTCCGCTCGGCAACCATCGACCATGATAGGGAGTATGCGCACCGAACATCTTCACTATTGCTCGCGCTGTCGGCGCATTGGACGTGACGAAGGCCAGCGCGCCGAGCAGCGGCGGGCGGCGGAGATTATGCGGCGGCTTCTCCGTTGGGCAGGTCCGGATGGTTACGCGATTACTAGTAGCGTCGAGGATTCAGACGACATAGAAGCGGCCAAGCAGTACATCGCCGCGGCCGCGCAGGAGACGATCGCCGAGCACGATAGCGGCTAGCGCTTGCCGTTCGTGTCGGGCTTGCCGGGCGGTCCGATCGGATGCTGGATCAGGACGCGCTTCTCTTTGCACCGCCGGCATTGGAGGAAGACGACCCCGGTAGCGTCCGGATGATTCTCGGGTACATCATCTGGAGCAAGGAGCCTGTAGCGCGTCCCCATCGGCAGCTCGGCAATGAGGGCGCCATCCACGAAGCACCTGACCTGCACATGCCGATCGGCGGGATCCGACTGGGTTTCGGGCTCGTAGCCTTCGGCCTTGAGGCGAGCCCGCTGCCGCTCCAGGCGATCGCGGCTCCGTCCGCCAATCCGCACTCACTCACCGACCTTTGGCTTCTGCTCCGCCATGTCATCGCGCACCACCTTCGGCGGCCGGCCGGGACCACCGGGCCGCCAGACCTTGCTACCCGTCCGCTTCCGGGTCCGCGCCGTGTCCTTCTTGGCGCACGCGTCACAGGTCCGCATGTAGTGCTCGCGCGGCTTGCCGCACCGAACACAGCGGCCCGAAGCGAGCATACGATTGGCCCAGATGCGGCCCTTCTGAGGCGTCACTCATCCTCCGAGTCGATGATGTCCTCTTCGGTGATCCACTCTTGCTCGATCTCTGAATCATCGAGTTCAAAGCCGCCGTCAGGCGTCTCTGGTCGGATCATCGCCTACTCCACTTCCGCTGGTTGTAAATGGCTCGACTGTAAATGGCTCGTTCAGAAGCCGATCAGCTAGCGTCTCGGCCTTGGCTAGCCAGTCACCATCGAGCGATGGCGTGCCAATCTCAAGCGCGCGGATAATCAGCTCCCGGCACTTAAGGCGCCATGATTCGCCGGCAGCTTCCAAGTAACTGGCGAGAGCACCGGCATCCAATAGAGGCTCGATTGTCACGCGGATAGAATGCATTGGTTCGTCCTGCCAATGCTCTAGCCGCGTCGATCCCAAAACCGCCGGCCCGCACCGGGGACACTCGGCCACCATGCCCGCGCAAGGCACGCAGAGATAGGCGTCGCCTTCCGCATAGACCAAGCACTCACACATTAACGGCCCCTCCGCCTCGGCGCGACCCGCTCGTATCTCATCCCGAGCCGCGGCGCGATGTCCGTCCAAACCTGGTGATTGAAGTCGCTGTTTGCTTGCGCGCGCGTCATGCGTCCCGCTCGGACCTCAGCTAC